ATCATTTTCATATAAATTAATACCAAAAGAATCCATTACATGATCATTTATCTCCTTGGTATTCATATCTTTTAAAACAGATTTCATAAAATTTGTTCTTTTATCAACACCATATGGATCCTGAGAATATGCTTTAATATCATAAGTTCTTTCTGCTATACCATTAACAACAATATCCACAAATTTAGGTATAATAGGTACAGGTTTCCAATCTAAATTAAGATACGATAAATCACCATTAATAGATAATTCATCTTTATATTTTTGTATAGACTGTTCTCCTCTAGCATATAATCTTAATTTATGAAATGCAGCTTGATTGACACTATGTCTATTTGATTGTTTACCAAACCACTCATCTTCTATTGCCCTTGCAATACTTAAGCCATAATCATAACTAGCCTTTTCTGCGTCGCTAACTACTTGACTTGGAAAATAACCTTTATTTTTTTTTGCCATGTTATTACTTTATAATTTTTGATACTTTGCCAGTATTTTTATACTTAGCAAATGTTACATTTAACTTTGTTTTTTCTTTTTCTATATTTGGTGAATATAAATGCCTATTACATGCCATGATTGCTAAACCAGAACTAATTGTAGCATCGTATTTAGTTCTTTTATTTATATCAAACCTTGACCAATCATTTAATGTTTTATTAAAATACATATTCCCCATATTATCTTCATCAATATTACCAACATAATTTTGAATATACATTTCAATAGCAGCGGCATGAGCTTGTTTAATATCTTCACTTGTGTTTGGTATTCCACCAATTTCTTTCTCAGTTACTGATAATTTATTCCAAGATTTATCAGGTCTATTCATTGAATAACCTCTATATCCTCTTCTTCTTAGATAATATAATAATCTTGGTTTATTATTTTCTGCAAGTAAAGGCATACCATAAAAATGTAGTGCCATTAAAATATCTTCAAAAAATATTTCAGCTGTTTGTGGTCTAGCTATATATTCTAAAAAGAATTTGCTTCTAGGTACTTCTTCCATGCTAAATTTTGTAAGTCCATGTAAAGATCCTTTTGATCCTTTACCATCAACTGTTCCTGATATATCGTAACTATCACAACCAAAAGCTCCAATATGTTCATTACCCGGAAATTTTTTACCATTCTTCTCAATAATTTTATTTTGTAAATGAACTGGTGGTACCCATGTGATATTAAATCTTCCTTTTAAATCTGGATAAAATATTACATTTGTATCTTTAATTCCATTAACCCATTGGAAATTTCCTTTTGATATATTATTTGAAATTTCTTCATTATAATCTATTTGTTCATAGATTTTAGCTAAATTAAAAATACTATTTTGTGTTTCATCCCTAAAAGCATGTTCAATAGTTCTAGGAAATTGGCGATAAAATTCATTTAAAGCATCTTGGTCATTTTTAAGACCATCAACCTCATTTTCCCAATGATCTATAACACCAACATCTATTAATTCTCTATATAAATCAAACACTTCATTTTCTGGTGTATCAAAAACTGGCATACCATATTTATCCATAAATCCCTCAAAATTCCATTCCATTGGTATAAATAAACTATACAAACCAGATTTTGTTTGCCCATTTTTATTTCTTTTTGTTACATCAGAATCTTTAAATAATTTTTTGAAATTATTACCACCTTTATCTAATGCATTCGATGTACTTCCCATCATACATTTACCAATAATCCTACTACCTAATCGTAAACATGTTTTTGTAACCCTCCAATTATGTAATATATTATCAGGTCTCTCCCATTTACCACTTTCATCATGTACTAATAAATTAAGTTTTTCTCCATCATATGAGTTATCACCCGTATTTTTCCAATCAATGGTTGTATCTAAACCTACAATTTCTTCAATTTTCTCATTAACCTGTAGTTTCTTTCTAGTAAACTTTTGAGCCGGGACCCTATATGCAAGTTCGCTTTTTGGTCGATCCATACCATCCTGAATCGGTTTAAAGAAAAACGGGTAATTAACAGATATTGGTACAACCTTATCTGTAAACATCTTCTTAGCATCCCAACCAGTTTTTGATAATATACCATATCTTGCATCACTCGAGATAGTAGCAGCGTTAACTGTTTCCGCGCTTGCCATAAACGAGAAACCAGATCGTCTATTTTTGAGATAACATATTCCGTAAGCACGTTTATCTGCTTTACAAGCTTCCCAAAATAAATAGAATAATCTATTTGATTCTCTAAATTCAGGAGCACCCACATCAATTTTTGACCACTGAAGATACATATAGTGAGTACCGGTAATGTAAGTAGGCTTACCATTATTATTAAACCAAAAACCATTTTCCCTACGATTGAATTCCTCATTGATATAATCAAACCATTTATCTTTATGTTCATTGGGATAATCTCTCCAATCAAAAATGGTTTTAACATTTTTCAATGCTTTTGGATATTCGAACTGCTCCCAGTATTGTTCTTTTTTCTTTTTTGATCTACTATAAACTTTAGTAGCAGGTGGTAAAGCTATTTTAAGATTTTGTATCTCGTATATCTCTCCTATTTGCCCTGTTTTACTTATGACTATAATATCATTTTCTTTATTATAACCATATTTCCATTTCTTGCTCTTATTTACCCGTTTAAGTGTATTAATTCTTACTGGTTCAATAATTTTATATAACGTTTGTTCGTACATTATTTAGATCTCTTTTCAGCAAACCCTTGAAAAGTATTTTCTTTTTGAGTAGTTGGTTTATCTTCTAATATATTTTTTTCTTCCTCAATTCTGTTTAGTATTTCAAAAGCATCAAATATAGCTAACTTTTTTGTAGCAGCTGCGTTTTTTAATCTATCAGCTGATACATCATCTTCACTATCAACAATTTTCTCCTTTGCAACCTTAATTAATTCATCAACTGCTTTGTAACCAGCTTGGATTATATTCTTTTTCTTTTCCTTGGTATTCATATTTAATTGAAATTGAATTTGTTAATACTCTATATAATCTTTCACCATTGATAATAAATTCATATTTACTAAATGGTGTAAATCCTACTAAATCTCCTATTTTAATATTTTTAAGATTATGATCACAGTGTTTCATTATACCAACCAATGGTTGTTCTTTTTCTATACTAAATTTATCGTATGATTGAATTGGTTTTATAAAACAATATCCTTCCAAAGCATTCCATTGATTATTTCTTTTATATGCAAATATTTGATCCTGTTTAATAGCATATTTATTTTTACCTAAATAACTTTTGCTATTTTTTTCAATATTATGTACATTATACCATCGTCTAAATACATTATGGTGAACAATAACTTCATCAAATTTTTTTATTTTGGTTTTCACCAATAAAGGTATAGATTTAATAATAGCATTTCTATTTACAAATTGATGATTTGAGATTTCAGAATTTAATATCAATTCTTTATCATTAACTTGTTTGGTATTATTATATCTTTTACCTTTTGGTTCTATAATAAAATCATAAAGACTGCGCATTTTAATATTCTAAATTATATTCTACAGATACCGCCATGTTTTTATTAAAATCTTTCCATGGTAATACATCTTTGTTTTTTTTAATGTATATACTGTATTTTGTGTCCTGTTCTATTATATCACAAATAGTATGCCCGCCGTAGACTTCTTGGCCCACGGCATAATGCATAGCTTCATTTTTATAATCTTTACCAATACTTATCTTACGTATTAGCTTGCCCATCTTCTTCAGGTATTTCCTGTATTGTACCGTCTTGTATATTTATACTTACTTTACCATATACTTCTTCCATTTTATCTTGAAAAGTTTTCAATTGTGTTTGAAGTTGTGGTATTGCATTTAAAACACCGTGTTTTTGAGAAGTTAATTGACCCAATTGTAATTGAGCTGCGTTAATTCTATTCACATGTCCCTGAAGTTCAGTTAAGTGTTTTTCAGAGATTTTTTTGTCTTCGCTAACTACGTTAGCATTTTCTACTTTTTTATTCATAATTATTTATTTAATTTTACTTAATTTCAATACTATTATTATTACACAAATAATAGTATTCTTAATAACCTATTGTCATAGCTTATTATGCGTCTGCCATATCTTTATAAGTATCAACAGTTTTAGCTGCAACATAAGCCTGTTTTACAGGATTTTTTGCGCTATCTTTGAGATCTATTTCAAAACTTCCACCACATCCATCGATGACCTGGTTTGGGTTTGCATCTCTCGCTGCTTTATTCTTATAAACATTTGCATGCCAGTTTCCACTAGTGGTTTGTACCCATCTAGTATCTTTTACTTCTGCGCTTTTTATTGTACCATCTTCATTGTACTTAGCAGCAGTCTTAACGTACGTCTCGGAGTTACTATTACAACTCCAATTTACATTAGTTATTTTTATATAAGCGTCGCTTATTGCAATACCTTTATAATCATATGCTCCTTTTAATGCCATGTTTTTAAATTTAAAATGTTAAACAAATTAGCTGTCACCAGCTAAATATCTTATTACACCTTTATTGTGTATTTTACTTTAATGAACCGTCTTCGTTATATCTAGGTTTTTCAGGTTCTACTATAACTTTACCATCAGAATTGGTCCAACCTGTATCTTTCATGTGTTGATCTTGTCTTTCACCCACGACCATCCAAGATATAGTTGCTGTAGAAGAACTGTTTTTACATGTGATTGTTAATGTGTTTCCACTAACACTACCTTTTACAGCATCCCAATCACTTTCATTTGATGTGAAACATTGTACATCTGTATTTAAAGCAACAAATGTTCCTTCTGTCATACCAGCGGCTGTATCAATATTTACTGTAGCTGCGCCATCAACTAATGTTACTTTACCTCTGTATATTAAATCAGCTTGAGGACCTTCAACAAATGAATGTACTAAATGATGTGTATCTTTTTTTGCTTCTAACGGGTGATCTATTTTAAATGAACCACTACCTTTAGATAATGCACCCGCAACAGCTACATTACCACCATGTGATATAGTTAATATTCGAGTATAATTACTAGCATCTTCGTCTAGTGATGTTGTAGCTGCTACTGAACTAATTTCCAA